CTGCAAGGGGTACACAAACAAAACATACTGATAATAACAAGGCTCAGTAATTAGAAGCCAATAACCATTTAAACAAGTGGATATTGGCTAATTTTTTTTCAAATCTGTTCAAAAAGAAAGATGCTGTTAAGCAGCAAAACAGGGTAATTGATATATCAAAGCCTTATGAGTTCTTTTGGTTAAACGGTGCTATCAAATGGGAGAAATCAGGCACACCGGATGGAGTGCTAAAAGCATTGAAGGAATGCCCTGTTGTATCAACAATAATCAATAAAGAAGTCGAAGCGTTTGGCAATGGCATTACCGAAGTGGTCAATCCGCAATCAGGTAAGGCTGTGCGCGGTGCTTATACCGACATCGAAGGCATCATCAAGAAACCAAACACGCTACAAACACAGGCGCAATTCGAAGCACAAGTCGTAGGTTATACCCGTGCTTATGGGTATTGCCCTGTCATCTTCAAGGGGCCTATTGGATTCCCACCGACTGAGATGTGGGTACTTCCTCCTCAGTTTTGTGATATTGTCATTGATGACCGAAAGAATCCGTATAATGTAAGGAAGAATAGCGATTGGATTGATAGGTTTACTTTCAAATACGGGCAATTTGATACCGTTATCAATCCTGATAAGGTGTATTTCTTCACCGCAAATACATTACCGACTGATAACTTTTATCTTCCTGAATCACCATTAGGACCACTAAGCAAGCCAATATCAATTCTGATATCGTACTACAATGCGGAAAACGAAATGATGACGCATAGAGGTCCGAGAGGTATATTGGCAAACACCGCAGCGGGTGAACTTGATAGGGAGCCAATGAGTACGGAAGCAAGAGATGAAATACAACGTGACTTCAAAAATGCGTATGGATTCCAACCCGATCAAAGCCAAATAATCATCACAGATGCAGCCCTTCAATGGCAGTCAATGTCATTCAACGCAACTGAATTAGGGCTGAATGAAACCTATAAACGTGCCACGTTCGACATCGCAACGGGGTTAGGCTACCCGAAAGACTTGTTGCAACTTGAAGGAAGTACTTTCAACAATCAGAACACAGCGTGGAAATCATTATATCAAGATACGGTTATCCCTATGGCTGAATCGTATTGTATGCAGTTGATGGAGTTGTTAAGAGTGGATACTTCGAAGGTACTGATTAAGAAAACCTATGACCATTTAGAAGTAATGCAAGAAAGCAATGAGGAGAAGGGCAAAGGAATAAAAGCCATCACCGAAGCCGCTGAAATGCAATTTAATCTGAATGCAATTACATTCAATCAGATGTTGGAAATGATAGGTCAAAAGCCTATCACAGATGGCAACCGATACAAGTATCAAATGAGCGAAATTTATGAAAATACTAACAAAACAAGAAGCGGAGAGGGTGATACGCCTGAAGAAAGCTAAACTTGAAAAAGAAATACTAAAGCAAGATGAAAATATTTATACCGGAACTGAACAAAACCTTCACAAACAAGGCGGAACTATTCAAGGAGTTGAAGGCCAACGAATCGAAGTTGATAGCGATAAAGAAGGCAGCAATATACGAATCGAAGAGTAAAGGTCAGTTTGCGCCGTTTGAATTGATGAAGGATGCCGTAAGCCAAAAGGGGCAACCGTTCCCGATGAAATCAACTGCAGTTTATCCCGTAATCAATACCATCAATTACTATGATTCTCATGGTGACGTCCACAGGCCCGGCATCTGGTCGAAGTCAGTCAATGAGCAGGATGGTAAGTTGTTCTACGTTATGGATCATGAACTCAAAACCACAAGTATAATCGCATGGCCTACGGATGTGAAGCCGATGGTTAAGGTTGTTTCATGGGCGTTTTTAGGTAAGAACTACCCTGGAGCAACTGAGGCGCTGGTTTATGAAATCGAGTTGGATAAGATAGTAAACCCAATCGCAAAGGAAATCATTGAACAGAAGCGCCCGATACAAAACAGCGTAAGGATGCAATACGTTAAACTGCGTTTAGGCATCAATTCAAACGATAAGGAATACGCTGAGAATAAACTATACTTCGATTCTGTTTATCCCGACATCGTAAACAAAGAAGCCGTTGATGAAGCGGGGTATTTGTGGGGTATAGAAGAGGCTAAAATAATTAAAGAAGGTAGCATGGTTCCGTTTGGAAGCAACGATGCAACCCCGATAACATATCCTGAATCCGTTGATGACAATTCAGACAACCCCGATCCGGCAACTGCCAATCAGGTGGACTATTCAAAGCTCGTGAAGCACAATTTTTTCAACTATTAAAAATCACAAACAAATGGAATTTAACGAACAAGAAAAAGCCCTGATTTCAGAAATCACAGGTCAGGCACAAAAGTTTGTCACCGACAAATTGAACGGTATGATAAACAATCAGGAATTTGCTTCAAAGATGGAAGCATTAACCGAATCAATCAAAACGGAAACTAAAGCCGTTCAGGACTCTTTAACAGACACATTGAAGGCTCAAGGTATTGCAATCGAAGAATTGCAGGCCATGAAACAACGTGACTACAAAGAACCAACATTTTCGGACCAAGTAAGCAAACAATTAGGTCAGCACATCGAGCAATTGAAGAATTGGAAGCCCGGCCAATCGGTTGAGATGTCAATCGTAAACAAGGACGTTGCTAACATGAGTTCATCTAACTACTCAGGCGGCTTTGTAGGGATTTCTTCATGGGACCCGAATGTCGGTCAATTTGCCCGTCGTGCGCCGTTCTTACGCCAATTAATCCGTACCCGTCCTATTGCTGACCAATATATCAGCTGGTTTGACAAAGCAACCCCTGAAGGTGGTGCAGGTATGCAGACCGAAGGAAATGCTAAGTCACAATCAGATTTCAATTTGGTTGAGCGCAAATTACCTGTTGAGACCGTTGCATCTTATGTAACCGTTACTAAGCAGGCCCTTGCTGATTTGCCTTACTTGCAGTCAATCATCAATGATGAATTACGCGAATTAGTTGAATTAGAATTGGATTCTCAAATCTTAACAGGTAGCGGTGTAAGCCCTAACTTGAAAGGAATTGAAACATACGCAACTGCTTATGCAACAACCGGATTTACTGATTTGATTGAGAACGCCAATATCTTTGACTTCCTTGTGACTGCAAAGGCTCAGGTTGCTAAAGCTAACTATAACGCAACGGTTGCATTGATGAACCCAAATGACGTTGCTTTGCTTCGCATGGTGAAGGATAAGAACGGTCGTTATGCTACGGATGTTCCGGGCGGGTTGATGACCTCTGCCGGTCTGTTGGTTGTAGAAAACAATGGTGTTACTGCCAATGAAGCCTACATACTTGACCCATCGAAATGTACATTGGGTATTCGTGAAGAGTTCAATATCAGCGTCGGTTTGAATAGCGATAACTTCACAAAAAACCAAGTTACAATCTTAGGTGAAATGCGTGCTGTTCACTATGTGAAAGAGAACGACAAAGCAGCTATTGTTTACGCTTCAAACATTACAAACTCTATTGCAGCACTTGAAACACCTTAATCTTAAATAGTATGGCGAAAGCAACACACACACAAGAACCTGCAAAAAAGGAAGAAGTAGTACAAGCGCCTGAAGGCTTTGTCACCGTAACAGGGACAGGCAAAAAGGATAAATACAAAGAGGGTAAAAAATACACTTTGAACGCTGAAACTGCTGATACCTTGATTGCAAAAGGTCACGTAAAAAAGTAAATCCGTATGGCTACGATAATCGATAACTCATATTTTGTTGGCGATAACATACTGCCAAACACAGACGATTCAAAGTCTGAGGGGCAGTATTATATCGAGATGACGGCAATCCATGAAGATAACTACCTTGTTGACTTCTTAGGGTATAAAATGGCGAAGGACTTAACCGCTGCCATTGCATCAAACCCTACGTCCGGCATTTGGTATAAAATCTGGAAGGGAGCTGAATTCACAGATTCAAATGGGTTATTAAATAAGTGGCGTGGGTTAGCTAATTCGGAAAAAGAAAGCCCAATTGCTAACTATGTTTTTACGAAGATTCTAACAGGATTAAAATCGCATAACTCAGGGGTTGGTGTTATACGCCAACTCCCTGATAATGCGACGCCTGTAAGTATCGTAAAGACGTCCGTAAGGGCATGGAATCGCATGGTGGAGCTAAATAGAATTCTTGATGATTTTATTTATCAAAACAAGGCGGACTATCCCGATTACGCAGGATTTACAGGCAATCAGCCCGATAGGTTCTTTATCAAACAAAACAACATCGGTATATAATGGCTCATACATACGAACAATTACCCGTTTCTATTCCTTCACTATTTGAAAAGATAGTGCAGGATGTCAGCGCAAATCTTCGCACTGA